GAATTCTGCATGTATGGCTTTACATTTATCTAAATCTGTACCGCTTAAAGATTTTGATGCTTCGCATGGATCATCGATACAATGAACAAATCCACTTGGGTTTCCATTATAACCAGTTGCAATAACATGATTTCTTTTATTTACAAAAACACAACCAACTTTACGTCTTGCGCAAGTTCCTCGTTCTGAAACTAATTTAGCCATTTTTAAAAAATAAAAGTCTGCTGGAGGCCTATAATTAACCACTATGTAATATCCTCATTTTATATTCTGCTTTCTTAAAAGAAAAGTTTGATGCTCTTTTCAATGCTTTAATAAATGAGTTAGGTCTATTTTTATATCTATGTATTAGATCATTCATAGAGAAAATTCTATTTTCGTTATGTGTAGAAATTAAAACATTATCTAATTTATGAGCATCTGTTTCATATAGATGTCTACTACCTGCTTGTATTGTTAATTTACCGAGTTTACATTTTAATCCTCTTTGATTTAATAATAGGCATAAATAAAAACTTATTGCTGAAAAGTTAAAAGTATCATAAGGTGTACCTAACCATACATCGTTACTTCTCATTGTAGCAGTAGTGTGTAACCATAATTCATCACTTGCTTCTCTTAAAAAAAATTGTAAAGAAAGAGTACAAGGCACATCTAAACTTGATCTAGGATTTTCTCTCCATATATTTATAACAGCTTGTCTCGTATTTCTGTCTTTTTCTAAAGCATCTAATACATAAGGCCACTGATCTATAATTTTAGGACCATATGCTCCATAAAAAGTTATACCATTATCGCTAAATCTTTTAATAGAATTAGCAAATTTACTTACAGTTTCTACATCATTTCTACCTTCTAACATCCAAGCTGCCTCGGCCATCATAAAATCATAACTTAATTTTCTTTCTGGCAATGTAATAACAGGGTCGTCCATATCAACAGACCAGTCATCATTTAAAACTTCGTAACATTTAAGATTTCTAGGCTTGCTTATAAATTCTGGTTGTCTGTAAATTTGCCAGAGTTTTCTTTTATATTTAATATCTATATCTTTCATTTATTAATTTATCTGTAAATTCATCTAATTTATGACCATCTTTAAACATATCATATCTGATAAAATCTTTTCTTTTATTTAAAGGAGAAAGATCACAAATAAAATTATTAACTTTTACTTTTGAAAACCATACATGATAATATCCATCAATTACTTTATCTATGTCCCAATATTCTTCTGATCTTTTAGTTCTATTTATTCTATGATTTTCTTTTACTTGCGTCTTATCTTCAGGCATACACCAAACATAATTTGTGCCAGCATCTTTCAATCTATTGTATAAAAATTTTGGATCATAACTTGGACCATTACTTCTTATATAAGAATAAAATTGTTCACTAGGCCAATGTCTATCTAATAAAACCAGATAACCCTCTAATCTTTTCCTTATCGCTAATCTTGCACTCGCTGTATGCCAAAGTTTCATATTTTTATGTACTCTTAAATGCATGTAATAAGAGTTATCATATTTTTTTCGTATGTGATTTATTAATGTAGTTTTACCTACACCATCTGGTCCTTCGAATACAATTATTCCTCTAGTAAACATTTAAAAAATTCTTTCGTTCTTTCTTTAGTCCAAAACTTCTTTTTTAAAATTTCAGCTTGAGTATTAAATATATTAACTAATTCATCGCTACTACAATTTTCTATATTTTTTAAATCATGAACAAATCCTAAGATGTTAGTTTCAGAGGGATGTCCATAAATTATACAACCAGCATCTAGAGCCATCTTATATCTTACTCTCCACCAACCACTACCTTGTAATGTGTGATAATGAGGTGGACTTATTATGCCCCAAATTTTACAATATTCTGCGTAAAGTTCGTGTTCTTTTAATCTTTCTTGTTTTTCTTTTAAATTACCGTAAGTTTTAACTGGCCATTTAAATGTTTGATTTTTTAACCAATTTTGTTTACTTACTAGACTAGCACAAGCCCAATGTTTTTTTCGTTCTGAAGTTTGATTAGAAAACAAATTTACTAAATCAGGATGTTCTAAGTGTAAGTCACAATATACTGAAGGATCCCAATTGATTATTTCTTTAGCTCTCATTCCTAAAGTTTCATAATTACCTCCATCATATGCTGGTATTAATAATTTATGCGGCCATTCTTCAAAAGCAAATGTATCAACTAAATCCTCTATTTCTTTCTTATAAGCCTGAGCCTCGTCCCAATTTACTTTTCCTACAGGATTACCTGCTTTACTTAATTTTTTCCATATTCTCCAATGTCCTCTGCTAAAAGTTCCGAAACCACTTACTGAATCTTTTGTTTGCCAATCATCAATAGAAACAATTGCGTCAGGTCTTTTAATTAAAGTGTACGCCGCACCATACCAAAAACGTGCTGATAAACTATTAGGACCAAACACAAATACAAAAACTTTATCATATTGTGATACATCTTCTCCCGGGACTATTGCTTTTTGAGTTACTTCGTGTCCTAAGTCTTTTAAAACTGTCGGTAAAATTCTTGCAGAAGTAGAAATATTTAATGTACTTCTAGCTGTACCGACAGCTAATGCATTAAAACCTGTTATTAGTATCTTCACGTTGTTTTTCTCTTTCTTCGTAAATAACTTGTTCTATATCTGGTGGTGTCCAACCTTTTGGTTTTACAACATCAAAAGATGTACCACGTTTTTTTGATTTACTTTTAGCTCTAATTTTTTTCATATTAGCTTTTTGTACTTCTTCCCATGCTTTTTCAAAAGGTAAATTAAAAAGCCATGCAGTTCCTAAAGCTATATAAACTATATCAACTAAAGCATCTAATGCTGCTGCGGTATCTTTTTTAGTTATAGCTTGAGTATATTCTGCAAGTTCCTCTAATAGAAAAGATGTTCTAAAATTTACTAATTCGTTATCATCTGGTATTGAAACACTATCATTTTTTTTAAAACCATATTTTTTATGAAATGCATCAATATCTTTTATTAAAGTGTCTTTATCCATATCATCAAACATATCAACATCAGTCATTAGAGCAAACTCTCTTGTTCTGGTGCTTTTCTATAATCTACAATTTTTAATTCTTCTTTTGCTTTACTTTTATCTTTTATACTATTTTTAATTATTCTTGCTACATATTCAGCTACAGGAGGCATAACACCTCTTGCAATTTGTGAACCTATACTAGATGATGGTCCTTCCCAATTATAATCTACAGGGTAACCTGCCATATATGCTAATTCTTTATGACCGAATAATCTATCTTCGGTTGGGTGAATATAAAAGCCACCTGCTATTACTGGTATATGAGCATCTTCTTTTAATCTCCATTTCATAAATTGTGGTCTACCTTTTACACCACCACGCATACCACCTCTTACCCATGTTTCAGGTGGATTATATCTTTCCCAAGTTACTCTTAAACTTTCACCTTGATTACAATATTTTAAATAAGGTATTTCGTTTTTACCTAGTTTCATTAGATGTCCAATATCTTTACCATGTTCTTCTCTAAATGAATCTAAAACTTCTTTTGTAGTTCTTAATGGTTGAAAATTTAAACCACCTGCATTTAAATCGTATTTAGTTGCTATGAAAAAAAATCTTTTTCTGCTATGATTTAAACCAGTAAAACCACCGTCAATTAATAAATGAGTAACTTGATATCCTAAATCATTAGCTTCCTTAGTAAATTCCATGATCATCGGTCTACCACCATTCTTACTATAAACTCTAGGCACTGATTCGATTGCAATAGCTTTAGGATTTAATTCTTTTAATAAATTAAAACTATCTCTCCAACATGCAATTCTAGGATCATCTCTCCACGCACCTGCGCCTTTTTGTGCGCCACCTAAATTAGACCAGGGTGCACATGGTGGATTACAATAAACAAAATCTATTTTGTTTTTATATTTTTCTCTAGGCCAATTTTCTACACCTTCGAAAATAGGTATGTTAGGATAATTGGCTTGAAAAGTTTTTTTATACGCAGCAGGTTTACCTTCGAAATGTGCTTGAACATTAAAATGTTTACTTACTCCGATTGTAAAACCTCCTGCAAAAATATATGTTCCTAATGCTTTCATAATAATTCGTAACTATACTTTGTTTCTGGCTGCAAAATGAACAAATTTTTTTTAGCTCTTGTAATAGCAACATAAAAAACTCTATGTTCATCGTCTGGTTCTACTGATAATTTTTTCCACGTTTTATAAGAAATATCAGATATTACCACTACATTTTCGCTTTCTCCACCTTTCATTCCATGTATTGTTGATAACCTAATTCTAGCTTTATTTTTAAATATATCACCAGATTTTACCAGTGATTCGAACATTAATAAATCTGATGGATCAAGACCGTGTAAAATGTTTTGCCAATCTCCCTCTGCAATTAACCCACAATTTTCTTTTAAATAATCTAAATTAAAATCTAATTCAGTGTCTATGCCTTTTAAATTTTTGTAACCTCTTTTAACTCCAACACCAGTTCTTAAACAAGAATATAATTTTTTTAATTCGTCATAATTAATTGTAAGACCTTCTTGTAAAGACAACCATGCTCTAATTGCAATTACATATCTATTAGCTCTAAATTCATGATGACCTTTTTCGTAAAACCAACCCATTCTTCTACAATATGATTCTGCTCTACTTAATTGATATCCTGATCTTGCTAAAACTAACCAATCACCTTTAGACATATCAACATCTTCTATTGAAGTAATTTCTGTTATACTTCCTTCTTCATCTTTACAACCCCACTCTTTTATCTGTCTTAGTGATATTCTATGTGAAATAGTACATGCTAATTTATGTATTTTTTTAGGAAGCCTATAACTTATTGGTAATATTTTAATATTACCATTTATAGATAAAAATTTTTTAACATCAGCACCAGCCCATCTGTAAATCGCTTGATCATCGTCACCAGCAATATATCTAACTTTACAATGTTGACTTATCTTTTCAATTACTTTCCATTGTTTAGTTGTTAAATCTTGTGCTTCGTCTACAAAAATAATATCTAATTTTGGTATATGTTCTTCTTTTATAAATGCGTCAAGCATATCTGTAAAATCAAGAAGTTTCTTTTTTTTCTTAAAATTTTTTAAAGCCATAGAAAAAAATTCTTGTTCGTGCCAACTATGTTCGCACTCTAATTCTTTCCACACTTCTTTTAAATTTCTTTCGCTTGATCTACTGACCTCATCACAAAATAAAAGTAAATCACCTCTTTTACCACCAACAGATAAACCAGAATTATCTTCTTCAGATACACCTGACATTTCTATTCTAACTAATTCACTAAATTCTCTTACACGTTCTCCTTTAAAAACTTGACCACTATTTATATTTAATGTTCTATAACAAAGACTATGAATAGTTCTAAAAAATTCTAAATCATCATTAGATAAATTAAATTTTTTTATAACCCTGTTTCTTGCTTCTTTTAAAGCACGTCTTGTAAAAGAAAAAAAACCTATTTTATTTGCTTCGTATCCTTCAGAAATTTTTTCTTCTAGTATATTTAAAAGAGTAGTAGTTTTACCTGTTCCGGGACTACCAAATATTTTAACAGTATTATCCATGTTTCTTATAAATATTTCTAATTACTTCGTGTTGTTTACTAGATAATAAAATATGTTCGTCATATTTATCTAATTTATCTATCATTGATTTACAAAAATCACTTTCCCAAGCATTTAACTTAGTATAATCTATTGCGTGTAAAAATTTAACTAAATTTTTATATTGTTGACCATCTATTCTTTTTAAAAGCTCTTTTGGTATTTCTTGATGTTTTAGTAATTCTATATCTTTTCTTTTCATATAAAAATAAAGCTCTCTGCATAATTGAACATCTAGTAAAGCATCGTGATAAGGTTGTTCTCCACCGTGAAAAAAAAATTTAAAACATTCTTCTAATTTAGGAAACTTATAATCCTTAAATTCACTTTTAAGTTTCATAACATTTTTAGCTGACATCATAGTGCAATGTGTATTATCAGGTATTTTATACATAAAACCTAACTGATTAAATTCTCTTACAATAATTTGTAAATCAAATGCTAAATTATGTGCAATAATAGTATGACATTTAGACATAAAATAAGTCATAGTTGCTAATGGTAATTCTAATTTAATGCCAGTTTTTTGTGCTTCCTCTGTAGTAATACCATTTACCTTAGTTGCTTCTTTTGGTATTTTAAATTTTTTATTAGGTTCTATTCTACAAGACTGTTGAGCTATTACTTTTTCATTATCATCGCAAACTTGATACGCAATACTAACTAACTTAGGTTGATCTTCATGTTCTGGATTTAAATCACGTCTCCATAAACCATTAGTTTCTGTATCAAAAAAAATATACATTACTATCCTTTCAATAAATTAAATTCAAGGCCTTCTATTTTAATTTTTGCGTCTTTTTTATTTTTCACATTATCTTTTTCTAAAAAGATTATTGCTGCAGTTAAACCATCTTTATCTACTGCGTACCAATCCTTATCATAATTTTTAGCAAAATCAAGAAGAATATTAATTGCTCTTTGTTTATTCATAATTTTCCTTTATTAAGTGATTTACAACAGTTGTCCAAGGATTAAAATCATAATCCTTAACACAACTTGATAACAAAATTAAAATTATTAACATAGTTATTATTTTATTCATATGCCTCTTTTTTTATTTCTGGTTGTGTAAACTGTTCAGTTTGCATTTCAAAGTTAGGAACAGACCAAGTATTTAAAAATTTACCTTTTACTTTTTTAGAATCATGCTCTGCACCTAAATTTTTTAGATAAGCAGTAATTTCATTTAATTTAAATTCTTTAAATCTATGTCTATCTAAAAATTCCATAAAATCATTAATTCTAAACTCTGTAACTTTCTCGTGTATAATTGCTTTACCACGCAATATATCTTCTATATCACTAGATGACGTTGAACCAGTACAAAATTTTTCTAATAAATCAAATAATCTACCTTCGTTACTACTATCTTTTGGTGCTTCTACAGGTATTACTCTTGACATTAAATCATTTACTGTTTCAGTCCATAATTTATCATTTATTTTAGGTAATAACATATCTAAATTTTCAAAAACTACTTGTTTAAAATCTAAGAAATTATAAATTTGTTTACTAGATAAAGGACCTATTTTTTTTTCAGATAGTGTTAAAAAATATTGAGGTGGATTAGTTAAAATCTTTGTAACACTATTAAGAACAGGCATTGTTCCATCATCATTAATACCAAATTCACAAGTAATACATTTAGTTTTATTGCAAACAGAATTTATCGGACTATCTTTGCATTTATAATTATATGTTTTTTTATCTAAACTTTCTAATACAGTTGTAAATTCTCTAGGTTTAAGTGGAGGGTCGATGTAATCATCGTTATATTGCTCTAATTTATCTTGCCATTCTTCTGGAAATCTTTTTCTTAAATAGACACCTATGTTAAATAATCCATTATTTCTACTACCTTCTCCTAAAGCACCTTGAGAAAGTAAATCTTGTAAACAAGGAGGTCCACCCGGTAAAATTTCATTGGATTTATTTAATTTTTTTATAAATTTTAAATCAATATCTTCTAAAGAATCAACAGAAAATTTATCTACCCATTTAATAAAGTGATCAAGACTTAGAGCTGAACCATCATATACAGCATATCTGTCGGTATTATCTCCTTGAAAATAAGGCATATTTAACCAACTGCCTACGTCAGTATCATCTAATAATTTAGTTTGTTGTGGTCTTAAATCGTATTTTATAAAACCAAATGCTTTAGCAATATCTTTAAGTTTATCTATCATAGATTTAGCACTTACAAATTTTTTAGTAAATATAAAAATATGTGCACCACCTGATTTTGATCTACAGACTATTAAATTTTTTTTTACAAATTGTTTAGAAATTTTTTCTATATTAACAGAATAGTCATCTACATCTAGACAACCCCATTTACATTTATTATTCTCATTTATAGGAACAACACCTAAACCGTTTTTACCTGATAGATGATGTTCCCATAATTCTTTTTTATATTCTTCCCTAATAGTTTTTCCATAGCCATCAAGCTTAGGTCCTTTTCTTTCTGTTATAAAGAAAAGACCATAAGCCCGATTTAAACCTGGAAATATCCTATAAAGATTTTCTACAGACATACTTAAAATGGTGTTTTCGTATCATCTGTACCTGTATCAGCATCAATAGGTTCTGATGCTTTTACTTTTCCTTGAGTAACTGAATCTGCAAGAGTTTCTGCTTCTCTGAAAGTATCTTTACTTTCAATCATGCCTAATTCCTCTAACTTATATTTATGCCAGTTACCTAGATCATTCTCTGCCTCTACTGTTGATAATGCAAATCTAAAAAGAAAAGAAGGCGCATCTACAGTTTGGCCTTTTACATTTATTCTTTTCATTTTTAAAAGTGTATTCCATTTTCTAGAAACAGATAAATTACTAGATGTCATAGTTAAAACAGCAGGACTATATGAATCTTTGCTAGTTTTTACTAAAACAAAATGTTCTGCTGTATCAACAATTTGATTTTCGCCTAACATCGATTTTCTAGTTTTAGGATCTGTAGTAGTACCTTCTGGTTTAGTATCATGTACCTCTACTAAACCTCCACCTTTATCTCTAGGTACCCACTCTACATATGTTTTTCTATAACCACAAGGTATTACTTCAATTTTTTCGTATACCTCATTAGTTACAGTGTTAAATATCATACCCTCTTCTGCACCTTCAATGTATTTCTCATCTTTCTTCTTACGTTGAGGTGAGCCAGATTGTATGATCGCTAGTCTAGGTATCGTAATGTCATCGTTACTAACATTTTGTAAACCTTTACCAGCATTTTTTACTATCAAATCAGCATTAATATCTCCAATAGATAATTCGCTATTTGATTTTTTTACCATCTTATCACTCATTATTTCTCCTTTCCGAGTGTTACTTTTGCAATAGAAGCTTCATAAACATTAAAATATTCTTCTGGTAAAGTTTCTCCTAATGAATATCTTTCTTTTGCAAATGTTTTTAAAGTTTGAGGATGAACACTACTTTTTTCGTCATAAGGTATATTCTTAAAATTTTTAGATAATACCTTTATTAACTTATCAGCTTGATCATACTCTCCTTTAGCAAAACTAACTTTAACATCGTGTTTAATTAGTCCTGCATGTCCTTCTTTTTCTAACCAAGATAAAGCTTTTGATAATTTATCTTTAGGAATAGAGCAGAAGATTTCATCTTTGACTTTAATTTGACTTCCGTCTTTTAAATCAAATCTAGTCATACCATTACAGGCTTGCATAGCATCTGGTAGTTCTCTTTCTTCAATCTCTCTTATTTCAGCTTTGAGTTCTTTTAATCTTTCCTCTTCTGCTTCAAGATTTCTTTTTTTCTCTACCAACTTGTTTCCAATAGCTGTAACAGTTTCTAAACCTACTGGTTCAAGTTTTTTCTTTTTGTGCTTTTCTACAGCATCAAATATCCAAGTTTTTTTCTTAGACATCATTTTCTCCTTTCTGATAATAGTCTATAAATACATTATAATAGGCTTTATTCTCTCTATCCCATTTAAGTATATTTACTTTACCATTATTATTATCTGAGGCTGCAATTGCTGCTATACCAATTGCAACTGGATCACCCATAGCAAGTATAAAATCTTTATCGCTATAATCTTTTAATTTAGATTTTAACAATCTTACTACAGGAGCAGATGACAATGTAATTTGTTTGCCAGGTTTTAATAGAGGTATAAGCTCTCCATAATGACCAGCTGCAAGAATATTTACATTTGGATTTTCTTGCACTACAAAAACTCTCGCCATATTTTCTCCTTTCTCATTTTTAGATTTACTTATAAAGTAAATTCTATATAAAGTAAATTATTAATTAGAAAACAGAAAGAGTATATGCAAGTTAAATTTATAGACGAAAAAAAATTTTTAAGGTATAACTTTAAAACAAAACCTTACCAACATCAGTATAATGCGTTTATTAAATCAAAAGATAAAACACACTATGCTTTATTTATGGAACAAGGTACAGGTAAGTCTAAAGTTATTATTGATAACATTGCCTATCTTTATCGTAGAGGTGATATTGATACTGCTATCATTGTTGCCCCTAAAGGTGTTTATCGTAATTGGCATGCTTCAGAGTTTAAAACACACATGCCAGAGGATGTTGTTAGTTTTACAGATTTATGTATTTGGAATCCTGTCGAAACTAAAACGAATGTGGATAAACTTATCGATTTTTTAAAACCATCTGTTAAACTTAAATTCTTTATAATTAACATAGAAGCTCTTTCTACTGATAAAGGTAAAAATTATTTACACAGATTATTAAATTCAAGTAAAGCATTTTTATGTGTAGATGAAAGCACTAATATTAAAAATAGAACAGCAAGAAGAACTAAAGCATGTCTTAAATTAGGTAGACTTGCAAAATATAGAAGAATATTAACTGGTACACCAGTGACCCAAGGACCTCTAGACTTGTGGTCTCAGATAAATTTTTTAGATGAGTACATATTACAAAATAGTTTCTATGCTTATAGAAATACTTTTTGTGTTATACAAAGACGAAGATTATCTTCTCATAGTTTTGACGAAGTAGTAGGTTATCAAAGACTAGACGAGTTACAAAAAATACTTGATAAACATTCTTTTAGAGTAACTAAAGAAGAATGTTTAGATTTACCAGCTAAATTACGACAAATTAGACATATCGACATGACGCCGGCTCAAAGGCGCATGTATGCATTACTAAAAAAACGTGCTATACTAGAACTAGAACGTGAGAAATTAGTGACTGCGCCTCTTATTATCACACGAATACTTAGATTACAACAGATATTATGTGGTTTTGTTAAAACTGATGATGGAATTATAGAAAATATAGAAGGTGAAAATCCGAGAATAAATGAGCTTATGAATGTAATAGAAGAAACGCAAGGTAACATTATTATTTGGGCAACATATCGTAATTCTATTAAATTGATCCGTGATACTCTGGCCAAAAAATATGGTGCAAATAAGGTTGCAACTTACTTTGGCGATACACCATCAGAAGAAAGACAAAACATTGTAGAGAAATTTCAAAAAGGTCAGATTAGATTTTTTATAGGACAACCTAGAACTGGAGGCTATGGTTTAACTTTAACAAATGCTAAAACTGTTATCTATTTTAACAATACTTATGATATGGAAGTTAGATTACAATCAGAAGATAGAGCACATAGAATTGGTCAAAAAGATAAAGTATTATATATAGACTTTGTATGCCCTAAAACATTAGATGAAAAGATAATTAAAACTTTAAATACAAAGAAAAAATTAGCAGATCAAATAACTGGTGATAACTGGAAAGAATTATTTAAAGAAATTTAATCTTTACATTTAGATTTACACTTACATCTTCTTCCAAAGATTTTTTCAATTAATTTATGTAAAAATTTTTTTATCATTTCTTTTTAATTATGTCAGCGCCTTTTAAACCATAGATGGCAGATACTACACCAATAAACAATGCTTGATACCAAAATGGCATATTGTTAAATTTATCAAAAAACATATCTACCTTTTGCATAATTTCTGGATCATCACTAAATATAGACCATATTAATAACATAACAGGAGCCGACACCAAAATTAAAACAAACTCGTCTTTCCATCCCTGTTGATTATTTTGTATTACTGCTTTTTTATATTCTAATTCTCCAGAGGCCATACGTTCTGCATGTTTCATTTCTGCAACTGATTCTAACTCTCTAGTCTTTCTTCTATTTGAAGCAATAGACATTCCTGTTTTAATCATACCAGGAACTAACTTTGCTGCAATATTAAGCCACATTAATATCCTCTTTATGTAACCATTCTTTTAAATTAAAACCTGGACAATTAGGTTTATTATCTTGTACATCACAATGTCCTACTATCTCTACTACGTTAGGATTTGTTCTTTTTAATTTTAATATTAATTCTTTTAAAGATATAAATTGTTCTAATGTAAAATTATTTTCTGGTCCACCATCTTTCGCCATACCACCTACAATACAAATACCTATACTTCTTGAATTTACTGCTGGCGCATGTGCTCCTTGAAAACCTTCTGGTCTACCTACTTCTACTTTACCATCACGTCTAATAATGTAATGATAACCAACATCATCCCAACCTCTATCTTCTACGTGCCACTTACGAATTTCTTTATAGCCAATGTCCATTGTAGCTTTAGTTGCAGCACAATGTATAACTAACATATCTGTTTTTTTTCTTAATTCCATATTGCTTTTCTTTTAGGCACTATTCTACATTTTTTATTTTGTAAGTCTACAGATAAAATATGCACCCTTTTGTCTTTAATTCTAGGTGAACGAGCTATAATACTTCCGTCTTTTCTTTTACCTAACATTTTTACATCAAAAAATTTATGTTCTAAAGTTCTAGGATCTACAGCAATTAAATCAATAGCGCAGTGTGTTTGACTTCCTTTAAATACATAATAACCTTGTTCTTGTAACCATACTACTGCTAAATTTTCACAAAGACACCCTTTGTTTTTTTTAATCATTTATAATAAGTTGTATTAAAGTTGATCCTAAACCTGTCATTATTAAAGCCGCAGCACCTATCAGTATTTTTTCTAATCTTGAAATCTGTTTAGCCAAACCTTCTATTTTATCATGTGTTTCTTTTTGCATTATTCTACAAAGTTTTTCGTGATTATCAATACGAATATGTGCTGTTGTTGCAGTAGTTATTTTTTTTCTAGTTGCCATATTTCTTTTCAAATTCCTCTTTTTCAAAATCTCTTTCTTTTTCTTCTTTAGCTCCAGAAACAGCCTCTCTAACAATTTTACCACCTTTACCAATTTTACTAAATACAGATTGTAAAGCTTCTATCGCAAATTTACCTGATATATCGATTGGATAAAAAACATCAGCATTATTTTCCATATCATCCATACCTCTTACTTCTTCATATTTATCTTTTGCATATTCTTTATAAACCATAGGATTTCTTATAGGGTTACCAGTAAACATTTTTCTTGCACCCATACCTCTGTTAAATCCAAAATTAGCATAATCTATTAAATTATCTGCGGTTGCATATTTTGATAAAGCTTTACCTATGCCTTCGCTGTTATCTACTTTAATCTTTTTCAAAACTTTATCTATTACAGTAGCTCTTTGTTTAATTCCCATGTTATCTAAAAATCTAGGATAATTACCGCCTAAGAAATTTCTTTTGGCTGCCTCTATAAATTTTCCGTAATCGGTAAATAAAAATAAATTATCTGAATTTATTTTAAATAAATCCATTATACGAGCAACTCTATTTAAGATTAATCTTTTATGGTTTAATGGTCCTGCAAATATATCAACAAATAATCCAGCTTGATTAGCAACATCTGTTATTCCTTTGCCACCTGTTATTGATCCACGTTCCAATGGCTCTTGTAACATTCTTAAAACATTACCCATTTCTAAAAAAGTATTATAAAAATTATCATTATATAATTGTTTAATTGATCCTCTATTTTTTCTCATAAATTCTAACAATCTTTCTCCGTTTATTGATTCTGTAGATTTATAAATATATCCACCAGCTTTACCTGTACCAGTTGCGCTATCCATCATTTCATTTAAAAATAATGTTCTAATATTTGCTTTAGTAGTATCTGGTAATGCTGCCATTAAAGCTGTTATATTTTTTTTATTAGAACTTTCTATAATATGTTTTACAATTTGACCTGGTGCTGAATTATTAATTACGTCTACACTTAAACCAGGTAATGCTTTAGCAATGGCAGTGTTTTGATCTAATCTAAAACTTTGTGCATTTTCATAACCTTTTATTACTTTGTTTGCCTTTTTGAAAAAAGTATTATATTCTTGTTTACCTAAGATAGATTCATAGTTTTTACCAAATTTCTTAACAAACTCGTCATGTGACATTTTCTGTACACCTTCTTTAGGAAATACATTATTAAAATAATTTCTATATAAAGAATTTTTTACAGTTAATGTAGTTGACTCAGGAAAAAATTTACTTGTTATTAATTCACCAAGTTCCATAGCATTTTGTCTTGCTACACTTGAATCATCAACAAACTTTTTAAATAAACTTTCTGATTCTGCGGCAAGTTTTTTACCAGATACCATTTCTGAAAAATTAGTTCTATTAGCGCCTGCACCAAAATCATTACCCCAATTTTTAAATATATTATTTTGTTTTTGTCCAATTAATTTTATTTGATCTTTAAAGGCTTGTGCTACATTGTCAGGTCCTTTTATTAAATTATTTTGAATTATTTCGTTCATTTGTCCTTGTATTTGGGTATAAATACCTTGTGCTCTACCTGTTGATGTTTCTCTTAAAAGATTAATTGCATTTTTCATTGCATATATATCTTTTAATGTTAGTTTTCCTTGTTTTTGTAAAGTAGTAAAACCCTCGATTAAGGTTTTAAAATCTTTTGATGTTTCTGCTAAACCTGTTCTATCAAATACTTTTCTTAAAGCAATTAATTTATTTTTATTAATTACATCTTTATATGTTTTAGCAGTTTTACCTGGTACACGTCTTAATTCACCTTTTGGAAAAACATCAAACTCAAAAAACTTTTTGTCTTTTTGAATTAATTTTATAACAGGTGTCATACCCTCTAAATCAATAGGTCCTTTATAAGCTGTTACATAATCATCTATGACGTTGTCAACCTCTGTTAATCTTCCTTGTAAAGCTCTATAACTATCGTCAATAGTAATTCCAAATCTATCTAATAAATCTGTTGCAGCATCTCCTATAGTATCTTTTTCTAATTTTAAAACATCATCTGTTTTACTTACTGCTTCTAATTCAGCCTTATTTAATGCTGCACGTGATACAGATTTAACTTCTGATTCTGCTGCATCAATTATTAAATCTGCTGTAGTATTATCGACATTTCTTAATCCAGTTGTTCCTTTAATTATTTTATCTTCTACTGTTCTAAATGTTGCTTTTGTTTTAATACTCTCTACTTCATCAGCAATAAGACCTTTTGCAATTCTAGATTTCTTTTGTAATGCTGGTGATTCTATTAATGCTTTACCTAAACTTACAGCAAAATAATCATTTGCTTCTTGTTCTGTTAGATTAAAATTTTTTTGAAATTTATTTTTTACATTAGTAACTTTTTTTAAAACTTCGTTATTTGTTTTTCCTTTTGCATCTACAAATTCTTTTAAAGTATTAGAGCTTAAAGAGTTTTTACCAAGTATTGTTGGTAATACTAATTTAGCAGCACCTAAAAAAGCAGTTGTTGCTACAGCATCTAATGCAAAATATCTAATTGCTGAATCTTTTGCAACTTGTTCAAATTCTTCTGCTGTATACATATCATTTTGTAAACCTAACTTATGATAACCATACATTAATCTTGCATACTCTGCTAAAGCACCTGATGTAGCAGAACCAGCAACTGTACCCGCAGGACCACCATAACTTCCTAAAGTACCGCCAACTATTGATGCAACTATTGGCATAGTGTCAGCTCCTGCATCCGCAAAATCTCTAAGACCTATTTGTGGAGAATCAACAGCTGCAAAAAAACCAGTTCCACCTAATTCTTTTGGAATTCTATAAATTAAACCTTGATCTTCTTTTCCACCAAATTTTAAAGTTTGATATTTTACTTCGATACCATCTGCAAATTTGTTTATTGTCTCGATATCATAATTTTGTTTTAAGTTATCAATAATTAATTTTTTAAAATTTCTTTCTTGTGCCTGTGAATTATTTAAACCAAATCTAGCAAAATATCTTATACTTGCTGCTAACTCTGTATCTTTACCAGCAGCAATTCCATTTGCTTCGAATAAATCTTTTCCAGATATATAACCAGCATCTTGTTCAATACCAACTTCATCTATCTGTACTTGATTTATTGATTTATTAGCTCTTTCTGAAGCTGGTTTAATAAGATCGATGTTTAATCCATCAGCAGCAAGAATAGATGCATCAGTTGATTGCTCAGAAGAAGTATCTAATTTAGGAAATAAATCTGCGGATGTACCTTCAAATTCACCAGTTACAATTTTATATGCGTCCTCTGGTTTTACATTATTTGATAATAATGTATCAAAATCTTTTTGTTGTTCTTCATTAAGTTTAGTTTTATCAGCCACATTACTACTCTTTTTTCTTTTGATTTTTTTCTATAATACTTTCAATCGTTTTCATTTTATCTGCTTTACCTTCTAAAAATTTTTCGAATGAACTTCCTTCGTAATTTTTATCAGCTTTAATATTTTTATAATTGAAAGCTTGTATAACTCTAAAATCTGTTCTATCTGTATTACCATATAATTCTTTTAATAATTCATCAGATACATCTTTATTGTATTCTGCTGCTAATTCTTTTGCTGCTGCATCTGCTGCATTCTTTTTAAAATTAACATCTCCTTTTAAATCTCCTCCTGGAAAAGCAAGAGTTTGTGCTTTATCAAAAGCAAGAGTTTCTATATCAGCTAAAGCTTTTTCAGAAGATAGTAATACTTTTAATGCACCTGTATTTGTTTCTAAACTACCTTGTCCTTTTAATAATATATTAATGTCTGCATTAGAAACTGGATATAAATCTTTTACTTTACTTAATATTCTTGTTTTAGAAGTAGAATCAAATATTTGTTTTAATTTTACAATTTCTTCTGCGCTTGGTACATATTCTTTATTGTCTGCTTTAGACTGTCTATATCTTGTAATAACATCTCCATATCCTAAACCAATTGCAATTTCTTCTAGTGGTAGAAAGAAATCTTCCATAATACCAGTGATATCATAGTTTTTAGATTTTAATAAAGTATTATAAGCTGTCTCTGTCGCTTGATAACCTGCTTTGCTTTTATCAAAATTATCTTGATATTTATCATATGCTTTTAAAATAAATTCTTCATCTATTGGTCTGTATCTTCTATCTTTACCTGTATTTAATGCTTTTATTCTATCTGTTAAAGCTTTTTGTTCTTGTAATTCTATTGCTTTAGATGCAAGAAAACCTTTTTTCTGTCCAGTTGCAAATTTTGCTAAAGGTGATTTAGCTTGAGTTATTGGAGTATAACTTCCGGATTCTATTATGGTCTCTAAACCAGAAAGAAATTGAGTTCTTTTAGAATCATCATCATATATTTCATCTAATTTTTTTCTTGAAGTATCTGCTAAAGAAGAAAAGGCATCACCAACGGTAGCAAAAAAACCTTTTTTTTCATTATCACCAGTTTCATTTTTATCTCCTTCAACTTTTTTGTTTTCGTTTTCGAGTGCTTTACCAGTGACTTCAACCTCTACCTTTTCTAAATCTTCTGTTGCCATTAGTTTACCTTTTTAAATTGAACATCTATTTTAGAGTAATCAACCATTAAGTAACCACTATCGTGTATTAAAGAAGCATCTGGTACTTGATGTGCCATTACACCTTGATATGTTGTATTATCACCTTTATATTTAAAGTTATAAATATTTATACCACTAGCTGATTTTCCGATTAATTTAATATCTTCTTTTAATCTTATGTCTGAAAAGAACGGTGCAAGTGCTTGACCTACACCAGCAATTTGAGTTGCTGTACTAGGTCCACCTACTGGTGTTCCAACAAAACCTGATCTTTCTTCTCCATAAGTTCTTATAGGAGCACCTGCTAAAGATCCAATCATTTGTCTTACTTGACCTGCTTCGAAATCTCTTCCTTCTATAAAATCTCTATATTGTTCTGCTAATGCAGCTTGTTCTATTCCTCTAGCTGTCGCACCAAATTGACCTAAACCTGCTGCAGCACCAGCTAAACCTGACAGTTGTGCCTGTGCAGATTGTAATTGTGCTGCTCTATCAGCAGCAAATCTTTGTGCTCCTGATTCAAAACCAGCTTGTCGTAATCTACCAGATACATCAGCAACTTGATCTTGAAATCTTTCTCTTGATAAAGCTCTTTCTACTCCTTCTCTTGAACCACCAAAAGCTCCAGCACCTACAGCTCTTGTAGATAAAGCTCTATCTCCCATCTGAAATGCTTCTCCTAAATCAGATATAGTAGATTGAATTACATTATTAGTATAAGGATTCATATATTGTTGTGCAGTTGCAGTATCAAAAGTCTGAGCACCAATATTTGCTAATTGACCTGCTTGTGGTAAAATTTGAGTACTAAAAACATTTGCAACTTGCTGTTCTTGTGGACTTAGTTGAGCTATACGTTGACCTTGATATTGTGCATAAGGTACATTAAAAACATTTTCAGCACGTCTTAAAGCACGTTCTTGTATTTCTTTAAAATATTCAGGTATCTGCGATGTCACAGTTTGTTGTGATGGCGCTTGAATAACAGTTGTTTTTGGTCGGAAAAGACTACCCATTGATTATATATGTACCTCCAATATTTTTGTAACCTAGTTTTAAAAAAGCATTATGTTTTTTAAAAACATCTTTACCTTGCATAACCTCTAATATAGTTGTGAGATTATGTTTTAAAGAATACTCTTTTAAAACCAACATTATTGCACGAAAGGCTGGATAGCTCCTGTGTTTAGGAAGAACATGTAACCATAGTGTTCTTAAAAATTTCTTATCACTATACCATGTATCATCTATCGTTGCAGCTAGTGTACCTACAATAATATTTTCTTTTTCTAATACTATAACAAAATTATGTTTAATGTAAAATACTATGTTTTCTAGTATTTTAGTGTTATTTATGTTGCCAAAGTTAAAAGGTGCCTCGTGTAGCCAAGTTCTTAAACATTCTCTGATCTTTACAGCATCACTAATTTTTGCTTGTCTTATATGATATTTATCTTTTTCCATCAGGTCTTATATTAATTCGTAATGTTCCAAATCTCCAATTATCTCCAACATTTTGATTTTCTATTCTTACACTAGATTGTCTACCACGAATACGAGTATTAAAAAACCTAGTTGTGTTGTTAACTGTAATTGCTTCTCCTGAAATCTTAGAATCATTAGGGTAATCTCTTGTTTTTAAGGTAATTACAGCATTACCTTCCATATTTTGAAAATCTGGAATAACTTTGTTTATAAAACTAAATTCTTCTCCGTCAGCAATATCTCCATCACCTGATTGTATAAATGCTTCTAAGGCAGAACCATCATCATCTACTCCTGATTCATGTCTGTAAATTATACTTCTTCCAGCTGTTAAACCATTTATTTGTGAAATTGTATTTGCTGTAGAGTTAGCTGTATATTCAGAGGCTAATGGATTTAGTTCTACACCATTATCTTGATAAGTACTTCTTTCTAAATTTCCAAAATACCAACTGTTTTCTAAATAATTAAATATTACATATTTATCTACTTGATCCGAGTTGCTAGAACAATAATACCAAATAATTTCTGAAAAATTAGAAGTTTGTCCTGCATAAACTTGTGCATATTGAGTTTTATTTATATCATTAAATACATGATTTAAAACACTACAAGGTAATTCTTGAACAGCGCCGGCATATCTAAAGAATTGTCCATCAGACATCCAATAAGCAATATCATCGACAACTATCGCAGCATTTAAACCAACAGATCCGCAATCATTACCAAGTTGTCTAAAACCAAATATAAAAGGTGGACCTACAAAAGACATTGAATGCATTGTAGTATCTGTCCAAATAAGAATAGTACCTTTAGCAGGTCTAGCACATCTTATTTCACTACCACCTGCAATTCTT